CAGAGTATCAAAAGATGTTACAAGCAAAGCGACAGCGTGCTATACTTGGCAAGAATAACATAAAGGCAACAGTTTTGAGACATTATGGAGGAGGAGCGCTTGCTTGTGTCCGTTGTGATTACTCTGATATAAGAGCCTTAAGCATAGACCATATTAATGGAGACGGAGCGGAGCATAGACGCATTCTAAAATTAGGTGGCGTAAATCTTTATAGATACCTACTAGATAATGACTGCCCAGAAGGCTATCAAACATTATGTATGAATTGCCAGTTTATCAAGCGATATGAGAATGATGAGAATGTATAGGATGGAGGTAGAAGTAATATGGCTGACAATAATGAGCTGACCTTCTCATTAGATAGTAAGGATGGCACTCTAACAGCGAAGGATGCTAAAGGGGTTGAAGTTCGTTATGTTAAGGAGTCTGATTTACTGGCAGTTAAGGGAAGCAAGGAGAACGCTGTTAGGGATGCTGAGACTGCTAAGACTCAGGCAATTGCTGAGGCAAATAGCAAAGTCGATGCGGCTTTATCAAGAGCTCTCCAAGCTGAGGCTAGAGTATCTAGTCTGGAAGAACAGATAGCACAGAGTGGTGGAAGTGCTGCCGAGCTGGTAAAAGCAAAAGCAGACCTTGAGGCTGCCAAGAAAAGCAGTGAGGCGCTGGGCAACAAGCACCTGGAATTGAAGAGGAATGTTATAGTAGCAACTTATGGCGTTCCTCTCGCAACAGTAGCCACTAAGAATTTGGCTGCTCTTGACCTATACGAGGAAGCATTGAAGGCAGTCATGGGAGATAAGAGATTGGGCAATTTTGCTATAGGTAGCGGAGGTGGGGGCGGAACGGGTGCTCTTCAAGGGAAGTCCCCAATAGACTTAGCTAGAGACGCTTACGCATCGTCAAACAAGTAGTGGAGAATTCATATAGTAATAAATAAAGGAGGAAAATAAAGTGGCCTGGACATTAGCTGAGCTTAGCAAGATAGAAACTGACACTCTGCGTAAGTCTGTCATTGATGGGCTTTTACTGGAGTCTAACTTGCTTGAGCTCTTACCATGGGAGACAATTGGCAAGCTCGCTACAACTGTAGTCCGCTATAAGGACTTGCCCAGCTTTGGCTACAGAAAAATAAACGAGGGCTTTACTGAGTCTACCGGACACTTTGAGCAGAAGGTTGAAACCATCAGTCTTGGTGGTCTTGACATAGATACTGACAAAGCTCTTGCTAGAGCAAGTAACACAATTGCTGACGCCAGAGCAATTCAGCAAACAATGGCTTTGAAGTCAGCCGCTTACCAGTTCAACTGGAAGTTCATTGCTGGTAATCCTAACTCAGACCCGGAGGAGTTCAAGGGAATAAGACTTCGTGTAGATGACATCTATGACGAGGGCTTCACTGACCAGAAGTTCGCCTGTAATGATGTGGACACAGGCATCCTGAATAGTGCGACTACTATCCACGCTTTCCTGAATGACCTGGATAAGCTCATCTACGCTATTGATGGGCACAATCCAGATTTTCTACTCATGAATAAGAAGATGTTGCTGGCGCTTAGAGCGGCACTCAGACAGGAGAAACTGCTGAACAATTCTCAGGATATGTTCGGTAGAGTCATTGACATGTATGGTAGCACTCGTCTGGTTGACATTGGAGTCAGAGCTGACCAGACTACAGAGATTATCCTGAATACTGAGACTACAGCCGGAGCAGCTTCTGGTGGAACAGAATGCACCAGTATCTATGCTGTGAAGTTCGGCATTGGAGATAAGCTGTGGGGCATCCAGGAGTATCCGATGGAGATTACTGATTTAGGAGAACTTCAGACTGCTCCTGTTTACCGCACAAGGGTCGATTGGCCGCATGGACTCGCTGGAGTAACTCCTCGCAGTATGGCTCGTATGTATGGCATAGTGCCGGACAATTCAGCCTAGTAGTGAGGAAATGAATGAAGGAGGAAGATAGATGCCATACGATGCTAACTTAGTTCTTAGAGGACATTACGCTGGCGCCTATGTAGACCTTGACCCAAGTGATGTAGCTCCTACATCCCTTACCGTCAATAGTGACGGCAATAGTGTGGTTGACTTAGGTGTAGCAGGCTCAGGAGCATTGGGTCTGGACTGTATAGTCCTGCTACACGATGACCCTACTACATACCTGGATACTTGCGATATAGTCATCCAGGACTCAGACCACTTGACTGATGGCTGGCAGAACTTGCTGTCATTCCCTCGCCTATACTGTTACATGAGGGAAGTGCTTGTCGTTAACGCTACTACAGCTTTCTTAGGAACTGACATCGGGTTAGTCCTGACAGCAACTACTAACTTGGCAGTAGGAAACATTCGTGAAATCAGTAGGAACTTGCTGGTAAAGAACGCAGCCGGTAAAATCTTTGTTGAGATGACTGGTGCTGGAGATACCTACGCAACTGCTGGCGACACACTGACAGCTACTGCAGGAACAGGCATAGGAACACAAGGCGCTGCAGCCAGAAGAATTGACCAGTTGGTAACACTTGTTCGCAGGTTCTCAACTTCCAAGCGTTATATCAGGTGTAGCATAACAGTATCCGCTGGTGGGAACTTTGGAGACGTGGACATACTAGTAACTGGTTCTCAACACAGCCACGTTAATAACTTATATCATTAAGGAGGAGTAAGATGCCTTTCGACGCTAATCTAGTTTTACATGACGGCACCACAATTACTGCTGACGTAACTCCGACCTCAGCTACAAGAACAAGTGGCAGTGCTGTGCTTAACATTCCTGGAGGGACACCTGCGAAGGGATTAGCTGCAGTGCTAGTGGTGGGCGCTGACCTCGCTGAGGCGAGTGATACGCTCCAAGTAACTATTGAGGAGTGCGCTACAGTTAACGGCACCTATGTAGAAGTCGCCAGATTCCCATTACTTACGAAGGGAACAGGCATGCCGGGAACTTATGTCAGACGCTTTGACTCTAACAAAGCTTTCATCAGAGCCAAGATAGACATAACTGACGCTGACGCTGGAAGTGACTTTACAGTAGCCAACGTCTATATCCTGCTAGCCTATCACCCGTTCATTTTACTGTAGGAGGAGTAGATGGCTGAGACAATTTATGGTTTTGAAGCTGGATACATCGTTACTACAGATGAGCGTGGTAACAAGACTAGGCATGCTATAGCAGACGTTCTGAGGGCAGCTGATATACCAGCACTTACCTATTCTCAGGTCGCTGCTATCAAGACACTGGCAAACTTAGTAGCAGTTCTCATCAGGACTCTGATAGACAAAGAAGTATTGAACGAGTCTTTCTTGGAGGATGACGACTTTGACCTGGACGCTATCATAGCAGTAATTGAGAACATTGGAGGCTCTTATCACGAGCCAGACATTCTAGGAACATAGTAAGACAGTTCGCTTGCCCGGTCGATTAGGAGAGCGACAAGGATAGACTGATTGGGATTAAGTTCTGAGTTAGCTATCCTAGGGCAGTAAAAAGTAATGCTATAAAGGAGAAAAGAAGTGCAGACAAAAATAAGAGGTGTGAATGAGTCCGGTGTTGAAGGCGACTTGAAGCAGCAAAATGGTATGCTTTATACGCTTCCTTATCATGTTATCTGGACGGCCAAAGGATATGGTAAGCAAGCGATGGCTACCTCAGCTGTTGCTTCACTAATCGTTCGTCCTACTGATACTGCAATCGCCACCCTGTTTAATGTGAGTGGTAGTGGTGTCAACTTGGTCATAGAACGAGCCTTCGCACATAACTTGGTAGCCGTAGCTAACTCAGCCTTTGCTATCTGGTTGTGTGTTCATCCTGCTGGAATGGCTCTACCCTCCAACAACATCACAGTGCGTAACAGCACTAACGGTAAAGCTGCAGGGGGCAGTAATACCTACTTTGACAATGGAGCTACCGTTCTTGATGACGGCTGGTTTCCATGGCTAAGTGCTGATGGACATACTGTGGCTGTTACTACGCCTGGTGGTGTCGCCATAGCTGAAATAGGTGGTCGCATCATCATCCCGCCAACAGGAGGACTTTCGCTATCAGTGGTCAGCGTCACTGCTGCTGTAACCACTACCTGCGGCTTCCATTGGTTTGAAGTGCCGACAGGGGAGCTCGTCCTGAGCTAGACCTAGTTACCCGGTAATCTGAGGGAGTAGGATGAAGTAGCAACCTTATCCTACTCCCTTCCATAAAAGGAGTAAGAAAAAAACAAGATTGCGCTGGCAGTATAACCCAACCCCACCCCTTAGATGGGAGTGAAATGAACTAAAGGAGAAAGAAATGCCAAATCCAGAAATGATGAAGTTATCAAAAGACTCAGGAGATGCTCAAAAGAAAGCTGCCATCTCTTCTTGTATCGCTACAGAAGTCAAGAATGGTCATCCACAAGACCAAGCTGTAAGGATGTGTATGGAGATGATGCGAGAGAGGACAGGCGAGCCTAAACCTGAAGGAGTTGAGTAATGACATATAGAAGAGACCCTGGTGTAAGTCCAGATGTAGGAGTTCGCTCCTTCAAAGTTAATGTCCAGAACATTGACTTAGTCGTTACAGCTATAGAAACAGCTACTCAAAATCTTCAAGAAGCTGTTGAAGAGCTAAAGAAAATCAGAGAGGGAACTGGGTTGATTCTTGGTCAGGAAATAGAGGAGGTCTAGCATGAGTCTAGAAGATATTGAGCGAGCAGTAAAAGACCTTAGTGAACAGACTGACAGACTCTCCCTACGGCAGGAGTTCCTCTTTAAGCCATTTGGTAAGGGAGTGTTGACGACAGACGGTGTCCAGTATTCCACAGCAATTACCACTTCTACAGATGGCTACGAGGAAGTAGAGTTAGTAACTATCAAGCAGCCAAACATAACCATTTGGGAACTGTTTGAATTGGAGTTCGGGCTGACGATGAGAATTAAGTCTAGTGGCGCTGCTGAGTCAGTCTTGTGGAAGTTTCAAGGGTCAGATGACAATGGAAACTGGGAGGACTTAATAGCTGAACAGACAAGAGCAGCTAGCGCTGCTGCTTACGCTGACATCTCAGCGTTGGGCAGATGGAAGCCTACAGGTAGCCTTCTGGGATTACAGAAGAATATCTATGTCAGAGGTGTTGTGAAGTCTGGTGCTGCTGGGGGAGAGACAGCATCTGCTGGAATGAAAAGCTCCAGTTATATCATTGCCAAGTATATGAAGAAGGTGTAGGACAGGAATCTATAGATGCAGACACTTCTTGAAAGAGAACAGCAACTCAGCCAGTTTGGAGAGTTCGGGCTAGACCCTAGTCTAGTTCTTTATGTCCCGCTATGGAAGAGAGATGCCTCTATTTTTATGTCAGAAGATGCTTACGGGCATCTCTGCACTAGGACTGGTGCTTTGTGGAGACCTGATGGGCATTCCTTTGATGGTGATGACCTTATTAACTTAGGCACTGGGATGAGCACCAAGTTCACCAATAAGTTCACAATCTTGGTGCGGATGAAGACAACTGGCGACTTTACAGGGCTTCAGTCCTTGATTGGGCAGAATACCGCAACCCAGTTTATTTTCGGGATAGACCAAGCTAACAAAAGGTTGAGAGCCATCTTCACGGATATTGTGGTAGCTTGGTGGTATTCCACTGCTGATTTAATAGATACTAATGTTTGGGCATTGGTCGGGCTTGTTTATGACGGAGCAACCTGGACATTTTACATCAACGGAAATGCAGCAGGTTCAGGTTCGGTTAGTGGTAGTGTCGCAACACTGACAGAGGCTTTACTGTCTGGGTATTCTGGACAGTTGAATTACTTCACCGGTTTAATAGATGCGATATGGCTCTACAATCGTGCCTTACTGGCTGGGGAAAACCAAAATATCTATCAAGTTACTAAGTAGGGGTATCAGTGATGAGAAATGAGCCTAGTCAAGTGTCAGGAGTATGAGTGCGGGGACATAATAGAAAGCACTGACGAGAAGGCTTGTATTAGGCACGCTAGACATCACGGAAAAAGCTATAAGGAGATTAACTGGGAATTAGTAATAGAGGAGGTGTATTATCCCATACCTAAGGATAAGACAGGACATTGCGATACCACTGACCAGTGATTTACCTGATAATGCTACTCCAGCACAAATAAAGGCAACATTGCCTCTGGAACTTCAGAGTATCATCGCTGACTACTACCAGAAAATCCAGAAGTGTAAGAGCTATGCTGTCAAGATAAACGGGGGGCAAGCTAACGAGGAATTGAGCATAACCGCAACCTATGAAATCTGCAGACATGACATTGGAAAGACTTGTAGCTCTCAGAAGGAGATATAGATGGCGGGAGAAAGAGTTAGCTACAAAGAACTAGCAATGAAAGTAGATACTCATCTAGAATATATCAAGGAGCATCTTGAGCATATTGATAAGCACCTAGAGGATCTTAATGGGGAAGTTGCTCAGACTTGTCTTGATATCGAAGCAAGTAAAGGTAAAATCTCAAGGAATGATAATTCTATCAAGTGGCAGTGGAGAGCTTTCCTATTCTTGATGACTCCTATAATAGGGGCGCTTGTCTACTTAGCGATACGCTCATGATACTCACTTCATACGAGGGCGGGGCTATAACAGAATTGTGGAGTAGCAGTGGCAAGAACACTTAGCGCAGCACTTCTCACGGCGCAGCAAACAGCATCCAAAACACCAGCTGTTCGGGTTCTGATTAACGGCGTTGACTACTCCAGTCGTGGCCTCTTTGTAGAACACCATGAAGAGCCTTACAGAGACTGGGCAACAATCATCCTAAACAATGCTGACAGGGGGCTAGATGGCGTAGCTACACTTAGCAGTAATTTACTTGGCTACAGATTCAGAATTGCTTATGGCTACTACACAGGTGAAATTGTAGCTGAGCCTAATGGAGATGGCGCTGGTAATGAATATGTAGAAAGCGCTGACTTGTGGGTGAAGGCTCAGAAGATGGTTAGCAGTCCTGGTCAGCTTGAGTGCCTTCTGTATTGTGAAGGGCAGTGGGATTATCTCAGAGAACAAAGGCTCATGGCTTTGCCTGCCGTTGGGGAATTTGAGAAAGGAGACCCTGATGACGCAGGGAATGACCCTTACTACTTAGGTGTCTTTGACAAGACTAAGACAGTCTATCAGCTGATTGAGTCAGTAATTGAAAATGCTATGGGCTGGACACTTAATGCTTTTGCCGGAGTTCAAGATGCTATTATAAATAGTTTCTATCCTTACTTCTCAATAGAAGAACTTCCTAACGCTGGTGATGTTCTTAGCGGAGATGGCGGTGGCGGTCGCAGTATTGGGCTGATAAGAATGACCAAGTGCTATCTGAGGGCAAAAGCTAATCTGATATGGGAGCTTGTATTTCCAGAGTCAGGTAATACAGTTGATGAAACATACTTTTCCGCTTCACTCTTTACTGCGGGCAACTTTTCAATTGGTATAGATTACGTCATTCATACAATTGGGACAACTGACTTTACACTTATCGGGGCAGTCTCTAATACTGTCGGCTTGAAGTTCACAGCAACAGGAGCTGGTAGCGGAACAGGCACAGCTACAGCTTATCATTTTATTGAGTATGCCGAGCAACTTAATCTTGTTACTCCTAACAGGATTGTAGTCTTTGCTAATAACCCAAATAAGCTGGAAGCATGGCCGGAGCCTGTAATGGTAGCAGATACTGGAGCGTATGACGCTACCCATCCTGGTCAGCCTGACCTCGGTAACTATACTGAAGTTATTGATTTTACTCTGGATGGGACAATTACTACTCAGGGGGATGCTAACCTTAGGGCTGAAGCAATACAGACTAGAGCTAAGGCAGAAACGATGGCTTGTTACCTGATAGTCCCTCACGACTGTAGAGTAGAACTGTATGATAGAGTAGAAGTAGATGACCAGAGAGGACACTAATGGCAACTGAAAACTTTACAACTTACACTGAGGTTGACCCAAATGCTAGAGTTGAGGTAGCTGCTGACTATATTGACTGGGTAGCTATTACACGGCAAGAGTCTGCCTATGTTTATCAGGACTTTGGGGCTAACTACTTTGCTGGAGGATTTGAACACAAACCTCAGGTATATGTAAGTGGGTCTGCATCTGGTAGAGCTACTCATTGGATGTTAGCCAACGCCATAGGCGATACTCAGGCTCTACTGTCAGGTGATATTTTTTACTTATACACTTATCCTTCAGGTGGAAACTGGGTTATTGAACTTGTAGAACGGGATAATGGTGTTTCTTATACTACCAGTTCGTCAGGTCATCCTCTTGGAAGTGGGAACATTCGTTATCTCAAAATAATCCGTGATGAAAGTATAGGAACTTACGGAACACTTTATTGCTACATATATTCTGATTTTGCCAGGACTATCCTTCTCGCTACCTTAGCCTTAACTCTTCATACATCTACAAAGGACTTTCGCTATCTGTATGGCTTCTCCTCAATAAATGATGGGACAGGTGGCACTACTCATAGTGCTCGCACCGCTCTTCTAACATTAACGGCTTATTCCAGTCCAACAGTAACTACCCAAGCCGTTACTGCTATCTCAGGCACTACTGCTACTGGCAGTGGAAATATAACCAGTCTAGGTGTCCCTAATCCTACCCAGCACGGACACTGCTGGTCAATAAATCCAACTCCTACAATCTCAGAGCCATTAGTCCCGACAAGTAATGGTGGAAGAACTGAGAATGGGGCAGCCTCAGCCACTGGAGCATTTACCTCAGCTATGACTGTGTTAGTGGCTGGGACTAAATACTATGTCCGAGCCTATGCTACTAATGCTGAGGGGACAAGCTATGGAGGTCAAGTTGAGTTCTGGGCTAATAAAGGAACAGTCTTTCCTACTGACCCTCTTACCCGAGTTACCAGCATTATCCATCGCTACGATAGAAGAAATGCTATTTACCAACTTGAACTACTTCTTGGCGATACTACATCAGCACTTGCTCTCCCATACGAGTCATCAGCAGCAAGAGCTACTGCCGAAAAGAAACAAGAACAGGACTCCACTCCTATCATTGAAGAGGCTGTTGAGAAGTCTGTAGCAAAAGCTAAAACTCCAACACCAACTGTAGAGGATATTATAAGAAGGTCATTAGCGTGGAGAGAAGAGCGAAGAAAGAAGTCCCTGCTTAAGTAGAGGCAACAATGAAGAGGCTGAAAGACTATGATGAGTTTAGTCAGGGAATACCTCGTAGCAAGAAAATGGTTGACATGGGAACTGGTAGAGTTCATGTCGTTGGGGGAAGTTATGTTAAGCTGGAGGATTTTTTAGCCATGCAGCAGACGCTTCAAGATAAGATAAATGAGCAGATAGGACTGATGGAACTGATACTAAAAACACTTCGTATTTTGGCTATACGAGTTACTGATGTAGACCCTAACGACGAGGAGGATGACTAGTGAATAAGTTGAAGGAGATTTACGCAGGACTTTTACTCATCTTTGCTCTTAGCTGGATACTACTGCATCTCATTTACATCGCTAAGTGGAAGAAAGTAGTTTTTGGCGAGAATAATAAGTGGATACTGCGAGCTGAGCTTGTTTTAGTAAGTTTAGCAGTCTTGCTAGGAATTGAACGCTTCGTAAAGGACTTAAAGGAATGAAAAGATATACTATGGAAAGATACAGAATGCAGTTAATCTTTGGTCTTCCTATACTAGCATTTGCTATTGCTGCCATGCTGTGGACTGAAATTGATAGAGCATTTCTTGGCGGAATTATAGGCGGCTTCACTACTTACTTCTTCAGGAAAAGCCCACCAAAGGAGGAATAAATGACAAAGACAATAGCACATTATCTTAACGACCTCAGACTGGATTTGAAAGACAGCGGAGCACTCTGGAGCGACCCTGAACTAACTAGATGTGTTGAGAAGTCTGTTGCTGATTACAGTCGCTTTGCTCCTCGTGAAATGAGCAAAGAGGTTACTATTGACGCTGAAGTAGAGGACGAGTCATTTACTACTCCAACTGCTGAGGATACTGACTACTTTATTACTACTTGGGACATCTCAGCAGTGAATGACGGCGGCACGGCTATAATGGCTAAGATAAGACCTGATGTTCCTCGCCCCGTCAAGATAACAGTTACTGACGCTAACACCAGCATTACTCAGCTAGTCATCATTGTTAAGGGTTACGACGCTGATGGTAAGTATATTGAAGAATTCTTCTACTTAGAGGGAGGACTTGTTCAGACAGGGCAACATTACTTTTCCTTAGTTACTGAGGTTGAAATTGATGAGATAACAGGTAGAGGCGCTGCCGACACAATGATTGTAGGGACGAGCAGTATAAATGGTATCTACGTCCAGCTTGCTAACAAGCCAATCAAATCAGCGTCAGAAGCAATCACTGGAAGTGCTCTAGATACTGATTATGAAATGGATTACGCTGGCGGAAGAATAGCAGTAAAGGCTGGCGGTAATCTAGCAGCCAACACTGCTTATACAATAGACTACACTAAGAGCAGACTTGACATTGACCTTACTACAATTATTGATGACCTCATCAAGGTTGACAGAGTAGAGTATCCCACAGGAAAAGTTCCTCAGCAATTCTCTAAGATAGAAGTCTGGGGAAATGTAATGACACTGACTGGAGGTTACGAGTCTCAGAAAGAAGTTACTGACGCTGAGCATCTTATTATCAAGTATCTTACTTCTCACAGCGCTCCGAATGCTCAGTCCCCCGGTTCATATCCTAGTTATCTGGATACTACAATTCAACTAGCAGCTTCTGCTTATGCTCTATTCATTAAGGCGCTACAGTATGACCACCAGGCTGTTACTGACCTTGCTAGTGTAAGGACAGAGCTTGCCAGAGTTACAGTGCTTGTAACTGCAACAACAGGGAAGATTGATTTGGCGCTGACTAAGGTTGCTCTCTATCTGGAGACTAACGGAACTACAGACAATGCCAAAGACAGGCTTGCTGAGATTACTGACATTGAAGCTTACTTGAGAGATTTAATTATTAAGCTGTCTGATGGCACAGGAGCAATAGCGACACTCAATGCCGCGTTGGATAATGTAGATACTATAGACTTTGCTGACGTTACAAATGGTGCTGCAAAGATGGCGTCAACAGGACATCCTCTTATCAACACTGTAAATGATGGAGCAAGAGTAGCTGAGAACTACAGGGAGTATGCTCAGGCTAAGGGAGAACTGGCTAATGCTAGAATTCAACAAGCAATGGGATATTTTCAGGAAGTCGTTGCCAGATTAGATTTCCTTCGTAGCTTTATTGAGGAGTCAGCTGGATGGAAAGGTATGGGTGAGACTTTCATTGGAGAAGCAACAGCACTCATAAATGAAGTAAATAGTATTATTGCTGAGGCTGCTCAATATCAGGAGACGGCTAGCAATGATATGATGTTAGCTGATAGGTTCAAGCAAGAAGGGATTGAGAGAAGAAATGAAGCGTGGATGATTTGGGCATCACCTTCGCAGATTTCTCCTCAATATGCTTTGGGACAAAGAAGTCAACAGAGTAGCTAGCTGGCACAGGGATGCGTCAGTATCAGAGTCTTTGGCTGTTAGTTGCTACCAGTCTTAGACTCTGATTGCTTCCACTTGTCATAAGTTCCACACTCTAACCCGCCATCCAGCAGACACCACTTATCTACTAAGTCGCACACGTCTGTTCCCTCAATATACTCGTCAGACTCGGCGCAGTAACCGCTTGTGTTGCGAGCATGAGGACATTTGGGATTGTTAGGGTAAAGTTCCTCCATCATTTCCTTTGCTATTCTTCTTTCAGTAGCTTGCCAGTTAGGACTATCTTCAACCCTGTTGCCCCAGATGTCCCTAGCCATCTTTCTCCTCCTTCTTTCCTTATTGTCACTTGCTGTCCTTTCCGTGCTTATACCCATGTATAAAAGCATCAATAAATAACTTTCTCTCCATCTCTCTCTGCTTATCAAGAATGCTACGAAGCCACTCCCAATGCTCTTGCGCAAGCTCTAATGAAGTTTTAAGTTTCTTTGTCATTTCCACCTCTCTGAGCGTTCTACATTTACTGGAGTAGGAACAGGAGCAAGTGTTTCTAGCTCATCTATTGGAAAGATTACATCTCCGTCTGCTGTAATACTGTCATGAACCGTTACGGCAAGAGGAAGCTTATGGTCGCTACAGATGATGAGCGCTCTCTTGATAACTTCGCCATCAGACCCGAGGATGGGGTAATTCGCTCCCTTCCTTTCCATCGCTTTAATATCAAGTTTGATTTTTTTTCTGTTCGGGTCAAAAATAGACTTACCTCGTTCATAAATCCATTCTTCTGGAATAGCAATCTGCCTACCGAAAAGTGTTGGAAGACTCTTACCGTTGCTGATAGCGTAGCGTTTAGCTTCCCTCAACCATTCGGCAGCATCTGGGTAAGCATCAAACCAATCGTCAATTAGCTCGCTACACCATCTTAAGTTTTTAGTCTTAAGCTGTTTTGCGACAGTGTGAGGGTCTCCTCCATAAGGGATTGTGTAATTAAGTATTTTAGCTATTGAACGAGGCTTATGAGTTTTACCTGCTGTGCTCAGATGAATGTCTCCTCCATCCTTACCATCATAGTAGACTCGCTTCATCTCAGCGTCGTCACTCATGAACATCAGAAATCTAAGGTGAAGCTGGCTGTAATCAAGTGTTGTAAATGTGCCCGTATCAGGAATGAAGATGTGTCTGCAGTCTATTCCGACGCGAGATGACTCCGCAGGGATGTTCTGCATGTTGAAGTCGCTAGACTTGGTGCGTCCAACCTCAGTATCTAGACCATACGAAGTATAAATCCTGGACTTATCTCTGAGCGGGTAAATATACTTAGTGAGGATGCTGTTAGCTCTCTTGTATCCAAGCACAACAGCTGCTAGAGGGTCATCCAGCAATTCTAGAGTCTCCTCATCAGTCTTCAGCTGTTTCTTGGACTTAGTGAAAGGAAGAAAGTTTCCTCTCTTTGCTAAGATGTAACCTGTTTGCTGCCCACTACCTGGGTTGAAGTCATGCTCAGTCTCACAGATGCTCTTATAATAATCCCTGTCAACCTCAAGACGCTTTTCCATCACAAGTCTAGCTGTTTGGTCAATAGCAAGTCCTCTTTGACTCATGTCTATCAGCACAGGCACGACTTTCATCTCTGCATCAAGATAGTCAGGAGACAGACTCAGTGATGACATCTGAGGGTGAAGATGACGATAAAGTGCTAGTGTTACCATAGCGTCATTAGCACATTTCTTAGCTACTAGGTCATGAGGAAGTTCCAGCATGGACTTCGCACCATACTCGTCTAGCATATCCTTAGCATCTTGCGCTTCTCTTCCAATTTCCCCCGCAAGGTCAGAAACCCGCGCTCTTGTTCTACCTAAGAGCCTTGCTTCTACAAGAACATCAGCAATGTTACTCTCGTCAAATGAGAAGTTCTGGAAGATGAGAGGGAGCACTCTTACATCAAACATTACGTTAGCAAAGACTTTCAGAATGGCTGGGTTCTGCATGAGCGATACAAGCATCTCAATCTCAAGGTCAGACTCAGGATAACAGTCAAACCACCAAGCTTCAGATGGGCTGGTGGCGATAGCGAAGCCAATGGGTAACTTTTCCTTCAGACTAATCGTCTCAGTGTCTATCGCAATAAGTGACGGAGGGGAGTCTACCAGTTGCTGATAGAAGAGGCTCTTAGAGACTTGTTGACTTCCAAAATACTTCATACTAACACCGGCGCATTAGGAGTTCCAGGTTCTTCGGGTCTTCTCTCTGTGCCACAGTATAGACAGTGCCATACAGTAGCAGACTCACTATCTGGCACTGTATCCTCAGCATGAGGAGTAATTACTTGGCACTTCTTACACTTGAGCGGATGAACCCTCATTAGCTTACTTCTTCCTCTGTTCAGAGTTTTATTACTACTATAGAGCAAAGTCAAAAAGGAATTGACTAGCCCACCACCAACTTGCTTTCAGCACCCCGCCCCTAGTATACGTCGTCTTCGGTCAACTTTTAATTAAAGTAATAAGGTCTTCATCATCAACAGTCTCCAGTCCATGAGCTCTGTTTATTCCTGCGTAGCCCCCGCCTCTAGCGAACCATTTATTTCTTTCTACTAGCTCAAATCCTATCCTAAGACAATCTCGCTCAGCCCTATCCCCAAGTTTAACTCTTTTTCCTGCTTCCATCCTATCCTTGATGATAATGGTCATAGTTCCTCCTACAAGCAGGGAGTTGTAGAATTTCTTATAGATTTTTTCCATCTTCTGGAAGTAAATAAAGTCATTCAAGTTGCCTATATTGTCAGGATGCTTAGTATAGAGTGTTGCTGACCCGTAGCCTAAATTAGTTGAGGTTTTATCCATCTTACCGTCAGCGTCGCCTTTCTTCTTCAAAAGTGAGCCGTATGGCGGCGAGAAAATAAAGTGATTAAATAAGCCAGGAGGCAGCGGAAGTATTTTGCTGCAGTCTCCTGGTATCAGCATAGCCATCTCATCAGCTTTAGGAACAGTTCTACTTATACCGTTAATGTTCTGCTCAATTATTCCTTGGTAGTGCTCTTCTAGCTCAATCATAATGACTGGACGCCCAATTGTGAGTGCTACAAGGATTGTGCCGGTGCCGGCAAATGGGTCAAGGATTGTCTCACCTTCTTCGCTAACGAATTCCACTAGTGCTTTTATCATCAGCATGTGGGCTTTGGCAATGTGCTCCCCAGGGTCAGAAAAGGGGAATAGAAGTGCCCTGATGTTTCTGTCGCTAGGAAACAGAACTCTGCCAAACTCATCACGAGGAAAGTTCTCTGCGAATAGCTTACCTATCTTATTCAAATAATATCCTTTTCAACTTCACTGATAATCTTGTCTATCATGTTCGCAAAGTATACCGAGTCTAAAAACCATTCGTTAGTTATACACTTTGGTAGGAGGTCTTCAATTACAGCCTCCAAAGTAGTTCGCACAGAATTTTCATCAAACAGTTGGAGTCTCTCTTCCGGCTGGTTAGTGTATTCTCGCATTTCATCTCCTTCTGAATTAGTCCCCGTTTTCCTCATAGTAGATTTCTTCTCCCAGTTGACTAGCTCTTTCAAACTCCCTTCTTGCTCCATCCGAATCTAACCAGTTTCTTAGCATATAAATAGCATCGCATCTTGATAAGATTTCTAAGTCCCCCTTAATGAAGTGGTCATCGATAGCTGGGTTACCCATGAAAGCGCTGTTCAAATGAGGGCAAATGACAGCGTAACCCTTCTCCCAGAGTCTGTAAGCCGCATTCCTAGCGTGGATTATATTATCAAAAATTTCAGCTTCTGTCTTCCCTCTATACTTGCCCGCTACATAGATTAATTTCATCTTTTATAACTCCTCAATTCCAATAGCTTCCAGCAATTTCTTAGCCGTAACAGCTCCTATGCCTTCTATTTCCGTAAGCTCTTTAATACTCGCAAATACTAAGTCATAGATAGATTTATAACCAGCTTCGTAAAGGGCAGTTGCTTTCTTTTCTCCTACGTCAATGTGATAGATGATGCTGAGTGCCATCAGCCCCCGAATAAAAGGATTCTGTTCCCTGATGCTGATACGCTTACCCTCGTCATTCTTTTCTCCTAATGTAATACGAGGGATGTAGTAGCGGTTTAGTGTCTTGTGCTCAGACTCAGGCTTTTGGCAATTGCGGTAAATAGAGGCTATTGCCTTGGCGGTTCCCACATAATTCCACGTCTGGAAAGTATTGACGCCAGCTTCCTTCAATCTGTATAACCAGGCAAAGAATAAGTCAGCACTGACATCGTAAGCATGCTCGCTGAACAGATATCCGTTAGGAGCAACTCTGTATGCGAAGAGTGTAGATGGTCTGCCTTTCATTCTGACACTGACAGACTCCAAGCTCTTATCCTTCCGTGTAATTGGGGTGTCTGTAATGATGCCTTCAATTATCATATTGTTATCATCTGCCGACTCGTAGTAGCGTCTTAGTTCATCTTCCATACTGTCTATGTTACTGAGCAGTTCTCCTCCCTGAACACGATTGAACTGGACAGTGCCTTGCTCTCCTCCGAAGTAGTAGTCCGCTCGGCTACTCTGATTAAGCGGTAAGACAGAGACTGGTGCGGATTGCTCAAGTAAATGAACAATCTCCTCTGGTTCGGCTACATCAACAAGAATCACAGCTACTCCTTAGACTTCTGTAGAATTCTTAAAATCTATGGCTCTATCCCACTGTATTACTACGGCTAGGAAGAGAAGACAGATAGCAAACTCGTAGCGAAGTTTATCTCTACGAAGCTCTATTGTCAACGCAATCTGTGGCAGTTTAAGAATGGCAAAAACTATCCAGAAATGCTTAACCTTAAACCACTTAGACTGTAAAGGGGAACTGTCTGAGCTTACTGGCTTTCTCATTCTATCCACCTCTCATTATAGATTGTAGTTCAAGAAGCCCGTCATAGCTAGGTTCGGGAAGTTCAAGCCCGACCGCTTTCATTCCCATTCCAGCGAGTCCGCATTTCAGACTGATCTTAGCTCTTGGCACAGGCTTATTGTAGTCAGGATTTCCTACACCTTTTACAGTCTCTTTCCTCTTATCAATCTCAGTGTAGCACCATAGCACTATATCATCCAGCGTAACTGTGTGCTTGAAGCCATCAGGCTCAACCTCCCCTGTCGCGTAGGACTCAAGTCTTTCTCCAACAAGTTTAGTAGCATAGATGTCTTTGGGGTAGTGGGTCATGACTAGATTCTTGCCCAACGAGCGAACAGTGTAAATTAAGTCCCGCATGCGATTGTTAGGAAATTCTACAGGCTGGAGTTTCTCCCTAAAGTCCTTGTGCTCAGGCTTGATACCTTGAGAAATCTGTATCTCTTGCTTCTCCTGAAGTAATGACTGATGACAGATAAACCATAATTGTGTGGCAGAGTCCAGCATGATAGTCTTTACTGCAGAGACTCTTCCTACTGTTACTATGTCAGTAACTATCTCCTGCCACAATTCCTTAATGCCTGTTACTTGACGAGGGAAGCGCACAGATACTCCTTGCTGTTGCTGAATACCAAGCATCTTTTCTAATTGAATAGGAGCGAGGTATGGCTTAGAGACTACGTCCCAATCAGTCCACTTTAACTTACTGACGTTTTCTCCAGCATCGCACTTTCTGATACGAAGAGGCTTATCACTTTTCTTAGCTTCATCCTCAAGTCTCCAAATTGCTCTATCAAAGCCACCTAAGTCTAGGTCAAGATGAAACAGCGGCTTCGGCCAAGACAAACCTATGCTAGACTTGCCTGAGCCTTCAAATCCCCAAATTGAGCCTATGATATTACACCTCCTACATTGTTCTTTTAATTATCAAAAGGACAGCGGATACAACATACCAGATTACGCCCCCTATGAAGGCGTCTAGCTGATTGTTAAAGCAGTCTACAGCATCCTCTTTCCTCTTAAACATCAAGATTGTTCTAACAGACCCTATGAATGCTCCAACGATAGGTAATCCCCAGTAAAGCCATCTTCTGTTCATGTTTTACATCCTACCAAAGTTCCTTTATGTCCTTCTCTGCTTGCTCAAAATCAGGAATTACTTTGTGCTCAGTAGCGCCCAACCCCTCCCCCCGTATAGGACGCTGAGAAGTGTCTCCTTGCTTACTGCTCATCGTAGCAATAGTATTACATAGCATTCTATATTTACAGTTCTCACAAGCCCACTTGGCTGCAGTTGTAAATGGAGTAGGAACTGTCTCTGTTTCTAAAGCCTTCTTGTATAGGTCTCTTCTTGAAATTATCCATCGCCAGTTATCTTCAAGCTCTTCCTGCTCAAAGTAGATTGTCTCAGAGATAATCTTAGCTACTGGTCTTTCAGCTAAGTAGATAACTGCCAAATCATAAGACTCCTTTCCCATAATGAAGGCTCCGCCCTTCATGTAGGTAACCCAAGTATCAGGTAGGTCGCCTTCTTGGTAACGCTTGATTCCCGCCCTAGTAGACTTCATTTCAATCAATCGTTCAACACCTGCTAAGCTTGCTGGTATAACACCATCAGGTCTGTAAGTTATCTCATCTTTTACATACAGAGGAGTATCAATAGATGAATGAGTCATTACCTCCTGTAACCCGTAACCAGTAGCGAAAAGCAGCAGCTCGGTATCTGTTGGCTCTATTGGAGCTCTCAAATCAAGATAGGCTTTTGTGAGACAATAATTCAGTGATGACAAGTGTATTCCTTCACGAGGCGTAAGAAGATTGTATTTCTCAGCAAGAGCGTCAAGGATTAGTCTATCTAGTTCTGGATTAATTTCTCTTCTCATTACTTCTCCTTTGTAGCGGGTATCCTCAGTGGAAAGACTTTCTTATTCCTTTCTAGCCATGCTGAGTATTGCTCATAGGCATTATTAGCAGCGTCACTAGCAGCCCAAGCAGTAGCCCAGGCAGCCTCCTCTGCCTCCTCTGCCTCTAACCACTTGAGGACTTCTTCCTCAGAACCTAATAACTGGTTATCATTCTCTTCTGTCTTAGCCCACTCTTCAGTATGCTCATTTCCTTTCTGTATCATTCTACCCTCCGGTATAACTGCCCCTTAGCCTCATTGTGAGCGATGGTGTCTTGGGCTATCTGTCTATCACGACTGGTTATTGCTTTACCTTGATAAGCTATCCAAGTCGGAATTGCTTTTAGCATTTCCTCATCACTCAGCACTTCAAGCTGGACTGGCTCTACTGGAAGATAGCCAGCCTTTATAAGCGTTTGGGATAGCTCAGTGACTACCAGCGCTCCAGTAATCGCTCCAGTAGTTCTCGCCCCAAATTGTTTCTCAAGCTCCCGCAGTTCGGCATAGATAAAGCGATTGAGTTTCTCTTCTGCTTTACTCATATCTACCTCCTATAGGTTCTGGCTTTTTCTCCCCATATTTCCAGTATCTTAAAAGTAGCTTTACCTTACTACATCTTTGACATAAGTATTTATCCTTTTGCCAGCATAGTTCATAGCAGTATAAGCCACCCATCATTCCAGTATAGACTTCCCTCCCGTATTCTTTTGGATAGGTGAGAAGATAATGCCACTTATGTATTCCGATTAAACACAATAAACTATTCATCCTTCTCCCTTTGAGGCAGGTAGGCTAGCAGTCATTAATAGCTGTATCTGGGGTGAATCTAGTATAATCCTGATGACTGATTACATTACCCTTGCTATCGTAGGTTACGCTTTTATGTTTTGAGCAGACCCTTGATGTAGTCTCTGATGGCATACCACATACGGGGCACAAGTGGTAGGAATAAATAAAGATATACCCGTCAGCCAGTTCTATCATCTCATCCAGCCTTTCCTATATTCTCTGCCTCATTCACACTCCCAGTCTTGCTTTGATATCTTACACTCGTAGGTTATCCGCTTAGAAGTCTCTGTTTTCATAAGCCCCAAGCAATCGCTGCAGCCTTTACATTTCAGGCGTTTCCGTTTCATTCCTTTTTGGACAGACACTATTTTAATATGTCCTTTCTATTCAGGTTAGGGGAGGGCTGGCTCAGAGCGGATAGTATATTCCTTTTGCCTTGCTGTCCTCACCCTAACCTTTACCTGAGCCTACTGGATTACCAACTTCCTATCAAGGAGTCAGCGCCATTACCAATCAAGGTAATGGCTACCACTCGGCTCAGGACTTACTGCCAGCCTTGACATTCAAGAGAACTAACGCTCTATATGCCCATTTTATTATTGCCCTTTTCAGGGTGGCTGGCAGTTCCTGCCCTCTACCTACCTGATGTAGCATACAAAGCAGGCTCACTCTTATGACGAATCTTGCCATTTAGTAGTATTCATCAGGTAAATAGTTGGCTTTGGGCAGGCTTGCTGGCTCGTTGCTAATTCACCTTCAGTTGAACTTACAGCCCGGCACGATAGTCGGATTACCACTCCACTCATCTGCCGCCGACACTCGGACATACTCTTCGTCATCTTGACTGGGAGAACACTTACGGCATAGCTTTCCCAGTAAGGATGGACTACTCCCTGGACACCAGCGAAGCTATTCAGTTGTTAAGATTCTCTGTCTTATCCTCTCCCTTTAATCTCACTTTCAATATCCGGGTCAAGCCTTTGGTAGTCGGTCTTATTGCTCATCAGTCTGTAAAACTGCCGAACTGCCGTCTCAATACTCCGCTCTAACTTTTCCCTAGCTTCCTGTTCCTTCTGTTTTGCTTTCTCCAAATCACTCATTTTGGTCTCCTTTCAGCCTTAGCTTATGGCTTACTAACTGGGTAGCTGGAAAACTCCATTCTCGTCCACAATCACTTTACCCAGTTTTAGTAAGGCGTTGATAAGGCTTTTGTCAGAGATGGAACGCTGGAGCGCTGCGTCCTTCCTTATACGAGCGTCGTCGAAAGCCCACTTGTTAAACTGAGCCCGAGTCTTGCCGATGAGATTGTCTTCAGCATATTCTGCTGTAGAACTACCGGTAACAATTTCTCCTCCGGAACTGACGCCATCAACACTTTCTATAACCCAAACCGGAGTCGGCACCATCTTATCTGGATACTCACTTGGGTCAGCATCCTTACTCCAGATTGGTTTGGGTGCTGGTCTACCATCCTGCCCATCACAGAATACCAAGACCACAGTCTTACCCTTAGCATCCTTGATGTCGTCACCCGGCGGTAACAGCTTTGCTAGTGAGTCGGCAAAGTAACCAAACCTGGACTTGTGCTTATTAGAAAGCCCTAAATTGATTACTGTGGTGGCAAAGTTATAGGGCGAGACGGCGATTATATCATCCAGGTCTTTAAAGTTTAGCTCAATCCTGGTGCCGGCGTAGCCCGTAGCTGGGGATGTAATGTAGCCGTCAAAGACACCAGTAAATTTCCTTAGTGGATTATCAAAGTCGCTGTCAACTAAGCCGCGAATAGAAACTAGGTCATCTGTCATTATTCTTCCTCCTCATTTTCTTTCTTCATCTTTCTTTCCTTCAATTAGTTTTCTACTTAGTTGAATAAGTTTAATGCAGTTTCATTGCCACCTCCTTAGTTACATAATATATTATACCACGAAGCGTTCACACCAGTCAAGTTAGAGACGATTGCCGTATTCTTGCTTTTCTTCACGCTTTATAAACTGGCAATTCATACAAAGCGTTTGGTAGCCGGTTGGATAATTTCGTTTTCTGAGACTACTATAATTTCTATTAGAGTCGTTCCTTCGTAAAGTCCTTTCTTTATATCCTTTCCCATCTATGTGGTCTACACTTAGCGCTCGTATGTCAGTAAAACCGCACTTTACACAAGCGAGCTTCCCGTTCCCGTAGTGCGTTAAGACCGCAATCTTCGCACGAACTTTAGAAGTTTTTGACGCAGCATACTTACGACTCTTCCTTATTTCTTGCTCTTCAATAGATAAGCGTGGCGCAAGCGAGTCCCAGAAGTCCTTTTCTTCCTCTGTTATCTCACTCTTTTTAATCCTGATGATGTCATATTTACCCATTAAATAATTATACCACGAAGAGCCGGCAATAGTCAAGTAAAGTTATC